GATAATGATCGTTTATCGATCATTATCATAGGTTAGGTCTAGAGGTCTAGATAGATTAGCTTTAGGTTAGTCATAACGACTCTCTAGTACACACACTAACCAACTTGTGTTTTTACATTGCAGGTTTAATTTCGTGAATTAACGTAAAGCTTTTTCACCCTTACCTCGCGATGGATACAGCACAAACAGACGCTGACAAAGCTGCTGGAAAACGTGGAGCAACTGTGCCGCCCGAAGGTGAGCCCGCTGCAAAAACCATGAGATTTTCCGACGCTATTGTCCCAGCTGGTCCGAGCAAGGATGCTTCTACTGTTGCAACCGCCGCCCTGCCCAAAGATCTTATACAGTGGCCGATTGAACGGCTAGCTACACAGGTCAACCAAGTCTTTCTCGACACCACCATCCAGAATGGAGAAGGTGGATATGAAGTCCCTGACGATCAAATCGTCCCAACACTTCGTGTTTACGAGATCAACGTGACCAATCTGCGGAACGCTTTTCGCTCCGTACTGTACACCATCTTGCGCGCCAAGTTCATTGAACGAGGTGACCGCACTGTAACCGCCGCCACTACTTTGGCGACGAACGTCTCAAACTTGACTGCTGATGCCTGCATGGCTGCGCTCTACGCTAAGCTTCGCTCTCTGCATCGACAGATCTACACTCATAAAGGAAGGTTCACTGACCAACCGACTTACACCAAGGACGTCGAACTCCCGCTCCCTTTTGCTGTTGCAATTGACGGAATCGGTATGTTTCGCACCTCTGCGATGAGTACCCGTTTTAACGTGGTGCCCGTTTATCCAGAGAATACTAAGAATGAAGGTCGTTCTCACGACTCTATCAACTTCTTGGAGTACAAGTCGTACTTGGCTTACTTCGCTGAGATTGGTATCCCCACCAGGACTATCGATACTCGAGTGACCCCAGGCAATGCTTGGTGGACATACAGAACCTCCTACGACGGCGATGTCTATGATCTTAAGATCAACTTTCCGCCGCTTCACTTCAACGACCATCTCGCAAATCTTGCGATCATGTTTCTCGGTAACTCCGGTGCTGACAGGAACAACGCTTCTATCATCACAACCAAGACAGATGACCAAGACTACGGCTGGTACGTCAAAGACATCCGCGAAGGCGAACAAGCTCGCGCTTTTGCTGCTCTCTGCCAGTGGGACCCCCGCTACTGGAACGAGAAAAATAATGTCTGAAGTCCCTTGATAATTTGTGTTTGAACTACTTTGATGTTTTCAAACTTTACTTTTATTGTCATTGTATGAACTTATTAATTATGGAAATCTCTTTCTCTAATTTCTTATCTCTAGTTAATCAAATTAACTGACTATGCAAAAATATAACTACTTAATGAAGCATAATGCTTCAACAACCAAGTGGTGTGTCTTTGCAGAACTCGAGAACGATCTGAGGATCGTTTCTCCATCCGATGGATGTGATTCTGCAAGTCACACTACACAAAATTTC